TTCTTTTTTAAATATGATGATGGTCTTGGTGATTATCACATTTGGCAATCACGTTATGGTGGTCAAGAATCCTCTGTAAGATATAAATTTGGATTATCAACATTATTTGGACATTGGAATACAGACAATCAGCCTACAATTGAGAACACAGAGGTAAAGATAAATGGCAGTGGTAATATTAACGCTCCTGCAGTTAATGTTGATGGTACATATAGTATGAATCCGGGTATCATATCTCTTATGAAGGATGTGGGTAGGATAAAAACTATTGCTGAATATTGGAGAAGTGGGAAAGATAGATATAATAAAAAAGTAATAATTGCACTAATATCTTTTAACGAGGAGTATAGAGACTTTTTAATATCAGAAGGGTGTAATGATTTACAGGCTCAAGGTATTGTATTAGAATTACAACCTGGAGGCATTGAACACGCAAGAGTCTTTCATAGGGTAGATGGTACAG